CATTATACCATACCGCAATGCGTCATATAAGTGGTCAAAATTGACTTTAGTATCAATATCCTCTGGGTTGTTTTTGTCCAAAGGTAGTACCGGTAGCTGGGCAATAAGGTTAGTACAGTTGTCTGTAATAACTAATCGGGGTTCTTCAGTGAATTCATCTATCTGAAGTCTCCGGTGTATCTCATTTTTACCTGCTACCCTAGATCCCGCAGACCTGTCTGATGGCCTCCACCTACATCCTTCAGATATCATCTGCTCTGCTAGTGACGGGCCGGTGTCTCCCCGCTTATGCCAGCAAGAAGAGTCCAATACTCCGTACTTAATCTGCCCATCCCCCTGCTCTACTTCTAAAATCATACGTGCTAGGTCTTTAGCTAGCACCTTGCTGACATAAAGTTCCCGGTAAACAATAAGTTGCTCAGAAGGAGAAACAGCAAACCAGAGAACAGCAGAATAAGAGCCATATCCATAATCACAAGCCCTAAATTTGACCCAGTTTTTGGGTATTTCACAGGCCGGGATAACATGCTCTTTTCGATTGAACTCAGGAAAAGCCGCTCCCTCTGCAACATCCCAGTTTCCCTCCAACAATTGCTTGCGTTGATGCTCAGGTAGGGACAAAAGCATCGTCTCATAGTCCCCTTGATCCGCAAGGTAGGGGTTATCTGTCAGCAAAGCAGGTATAAACCTACGTTTGAACAGGGGTTGCCCCTCTTTACTGTGTCCTTTGGGGTACACCAACGTCTCATTGGTGTCTATATCGGTAGCCCAGAAGCTATTTCCTGGCCTAGACGGGTCAATAAACATCTTTTTAACCCATGCATGACCCGGACCCCCTGGGTTTGTGGTAGCCCTCATGTAAATAGGTAGATCTGGGGCGGTACTCCGTAGTCGTGAACGCATATAGTTCCAGGCAAACGGGGTAGACCACTGGGTTAACTCATCAAAACCTACCCAACTAAAGGCCAAACCCTGATACCGTAGTACGTCCTCGTCCCTATCGAGGTAAGAAAACCATAATCTGCCACCCTGTGGGGTAACCCATTGCATCTTTCTCTCTGACCACTTGATGCCTGGGTAGATTTTGGGGTACATCTCTTGGGACTTCCATATGAGTTCCCGTAATTCTTCTGTTGTGTGTCGTAATAGCAAGCCACTAAACTGCGGATGACCCATGTAACGTAGTGGATCTGCCAACATGGCATAGCTTTTGCCTCCTCCTGCTGCTCCTCCGTAGAGAACTTCACGTTCTCCCGCTGCAAGAAATGCTGTCTGTGGGCCAGGGTTTGGTTTAAAGATGACATTTTGTGTCTCTAGTACCTGCTCAAGTTCGGAGTTCTGCCGGTTCTCCTCCTGGGCTATCACTTCCTCTATTGATATTTCTCTTATCTCTGGGTTTATTAACTCGCTCTGCTGCTTCTGCAAGTTTTTTTGCCTTCTCGACTCCCCTGCTGCCTTTGCGATTTTCGTACTTTTCTGCAAGCTCAATCGCCTTTTTGTACCTGATGGCCCAGGACCAGTAGCTTGAGGAGATGCTTTGGTTTTTTTGTTCACTTCGTATTCTTTTTAACAGCCCTAAGTGGGATATGTACCTACCTGTAACTTTATGCAGCCATGCTGCTACATGCCTACTAGAGTACCTTCTTAAATAATCCTTGGCTTTATCTAGTGCTTCTAGTTCTAGCGGGATAGGATCAAGCACATACGGATCTTCTTCGTTCTCTTTATACCCAAATGGTACCCTTGTTCTAGTACTCAGTCTTGGTATTTGTACAAACTCCCCTTCCTTTGTTACAGATTTAGGTTGGGGTAAGATCCATCTTCCTGCTGATTCTTTTACTGGTAGTGCTTTATTCCACATCCTTGTCTTTTGGCGGTAGGATCATAAGACCATTACTAGCCTCCACCTGTACCTTTTCAGTTTTAACCAGCCCGACCCTATCAAGCAGGTCTTTAGCTGCACTCAGCTTCTCACGAAGACCCAACTCTGTAGGATCAACCATCCCACTAACAAGGGACATTGCGGCACGGGGAGCGTTACGAGCCATATATAGCTGGGTTCGCTCCATGATTTCTTCTTTAATTCCTTTAATAATTTCGGTAGTTGAAACATTTTCAGAGTATCCCGCAAGTATTTTAGCACGAACAACATCCCCCCCAGCTTCATCGAAGAGGACATCTAAAAATTTTTGTTGTCTTTCAGTTAAATTCCTAGCCATAGTAACCCTTATATTTTTGTCTTTTTATCTTCGTACTCTACGCAGCCATAATGAAGATCTCCAAACACGCCTTGTTCTTCCATTTGTGCAATCAAGACATCTGACATTTCTTCCGCAAAAGCTTCACACTTTTGCTCGTCTGTAAAGATCTTCTTATCTTTTAATGTTGCTTCACTGCAGCCACCAAACATAATTGAACATACAATAAATTTAGCGACCCACATAATTTTTCCTAGAATTGTTTAGGTATAAAATGTTCTTTTACATAAACAGTTATTACCACACTACTGTCTATGTTTGCAGAACCTTTAAGGCTTTCTCCCTTTACCAACCACAAAGGGGTAGTAGCCTGGATGATTGCATTGCCTTCGATCTCTACATTGTATGCCAATGCTACGTCAGAAGCTGTAGCTGAGTTGTACCACTCCAGTGTAAATGTACGTTTACTAGCTGCTGCATTGGAAATAATAATACTCTGTACCTCTGTCTCATAGTTTGCAGGTACGCTGTAGATTGTTCCACCGCCGGTAGTTAACTCCAGGGCTACGGTTCTGTTTTTAGTTTCCATTATGTAAGATCGTAAAATTCTATAGTGCCTACTATATCATCCGTCCCTGAAGTTACCCTAGCAGCTAATGTGAATGTGTCACTTGTGCCGCCAATAGTTCTGCCAAGTTGTAATCCAAAATTATAAGAACCATTAACGTCTAACTGGGCACTGGCTTGATTTGTACCATTTACATATTCTGATCTAAGTATTGTGCCCCCAGACAAAGCTGTAGCTGTAGTATCAAAATCTACAGATGCAAATGTAGTTGTATCGTAAGAAGCACCTGTCAATGTAGTATTTTTAATTAGTGCTATTTCGTATAAAGAATTACCAGTGATTGTTGCTGAATATTTATTTAATAAAACTGCTGCATCCAACCTATCACTGGCTAAACGAATAGTTACTAAAGGTTCAAAAGAAGTGCCTACCGTTGTAGTACCTGTCATTCTAGCTACAAGAGGGGCTACCTTTTTTTCGTAACCCCCTTCAGATAACACCGTACTACATATCTGTTTTAAGACAGAAGCAGAAGCTGTACTTGCGGTATTAGTTATTTCGTATCGTATTGGCAGTGTAGCAGTTGTCATATAGACACTGTCTAGCACATTGGCATGATGGAACGTATGGGCTACGTAGTATTCACCGTTTATAATAAACCCGCAGCGAACAGACCCTACACCTAACCACTCAACATCTATCCAAAATATTTGTGACTTGGTTAGGTCTAGAGTCAAAGCACTATCTCCAGTTCCGTTTAGCTTGTCCCCATTCCAGCTAGCTTGCGCTACTTTTGTATCTACAACTGAACCAGAGATATAAGATCTTTTTACAAGATTAACCGTTGTGCCGTCTTGCTCAAGAAATATACCATTGTTAGCACCAAAGAATCCTACCCGCTGCCTTAGTCCTGTCTTAGCTGCATTAAATACAAAAGTATTTAAAATCAGCAGACTCTTTCCGGGCTGGTAAGAAAACACCCGTTTAGTCTCACGGATAACCTGATCCCCAGATCCAGTATCTACATTTAACGAGACTGTGCTTGTGTCTGCAGAATGAGTTGCAGAAGCTGTGCCTGATGTAGCTGTATCGAACAAACCATTGTCAGCATAGCGGTGGCTGCTATCAAACAGTGTGAAAGGCTGACTAACCCGAATCCGTCCAAAGGCATCCAGGGCAGTTCCATAGAAGTTGACATTGCCTTGCCCCTCTTTAATACGGACATATTCAGGGTAGTGAGTTATGGACATTAGTCTCTAAACTTTTTTACTTTTTTAGCAACTGCTTTAGGTTGGCTGACAAATTGCTTACCTGCCTTTGTGCCTTCCCTTTTAGCTTTCGTAGTAGCTGCATATTCTTTCGATGACAGTGACTTGATAGCTTTCTCAGGTAGATACCTCTCTCCCGTTGCGCCTGAACCAATAGTTGATGGTTTACCACTCTTTGTTCTCCATTTTTGTTTAGTCCATTCAGAAAGAGATTTTTGTTCCTTGGTCTTGCTACCAGTGTAACTACCCCCCTTGTCCTTATAGATCTTTCCTGCTAATTGCATAGCCCTGGCTGAGTGCTTACCACCCATCTTAGCCTTGGCCTCTGCCTTGGCTTTCTCCCAAAGCTGTGGGTTACTTCTTCCCATTCTTCTTGCTTTTACCTGCTTTACTCAGAGCAATAGCGATAGCCTGCTTCTGGGGCTTACCCCGTTTCATCTCCGCTTTAATGTTTTGGGAGATTACTTTTTCACTAGAACCTTTTTTAAGGGGCATAATCAGCCTTTCTTGGTTTTCTTGGCCGGTGCCTTAGCCATCTTAACCGGAATGACCAGCATCCCCACAGCAGACTTTTTAGACCCCTTGCTGGGGGTTTTAGCTAGACACTTACCTGCTGCCTTACATTTAGCAGGGGAGGGACACATATCACAAGCTTTAAACTTCTTAGCTACACCACCCTTAGCCATATAACCCATCTTGTTACGAACTTCCTGGGGCAACTTAGCAAGGCCAGGGTTAGCTGCTTTGTCTACTGGTTTCATTCCGGGCATGATGGTTTCCTTTACTTGTTACGGCTACCGCCAGCAGGCTTCATAGAAGCACCACAGTTAGCAGTACCCATACCACCCCGACTATAATTCTTAGCCATACCACCGCCCATCATCTTCTTGGTGCCCATACCGCCATAAGCATATTTCTTAGCCATACCCCCACCCATCATCTTCATACCCTTCATGCCGTCCTCCGTCTTGTAAGTACGTCCTTCAAACGTAAATGTATCTTTACCTGCATCTTTAGCTTTTGTAAATGCCTTACGGAACTCAGCGGCACTTTCCGTTTTCTTTTGGTATGTCGGATAGTCTTTAGGATTAACCCGTGTGTCTTCTTTGCTAGCCCGTGTCTCAGTTGTAGCTTTCTTGTCTTCACCTTTGGAAGAACCTGCACTTGCAGCAATAGCCGCTGCACCACCAGCACCTGCAGCCCCTACTCGTTTTAGGTCTTTCTTGGCTGCGGCTGTAAGACCAGCTTCGTACATTCTTTCACC